TCGATGGGCGTCAAATTGGTTTGAACGGTCAGCACGCCGGCGTTACCGCCATGACGCGGCAGGTTCTCTTTCACCCGGCATTCGTCGCGCGTCATGATCCCGTTTTGGGTCATCTGGCTGTACCAGGCCGAGCGCCCGGCGCTATCTGCCTTGAGAAAGGCTTCCAGCGAGAACTCGGCGTAATACGACTGGCGCTCGACCGGAGTCAGTAGCCGCTTGTTCACGCACTGCTGAATCTGGTTGGTGATGGAACTGATGCTGAATGTCAGGAATGCAATCATCTGCTGTTCCAGGCCGGTGCCCCAGTTACTGCCGGAGTCCGTTTTGCCGACCATCCACGGCGGCACGCCAAACCAGCGGCACACCTCTTCGACGCTGTAGCCGCGAGACTCCAGCAGTTGAGCATCGACCGGGTTGATACCAATCGTTTCCGGGGTGATGCCCTGCTCAAGCACCGGGGAGCGCCCGGCATTCAGCGCTCCGGATACCTGCTTCAGATAATCGCGAAACTCTTCGCGCTGCTCTGGCTTGAGCACTCGGTCGACCTTGAAGGCCACGGCCGGCAGCAAACCATTCTTGAACGTGCCGTTGGCCGCATCGTCTGCCGACATCGCGGCACCGAACACGTCAGCGCCGTAGCGAATGGCTGACAGCCCCACCCGGCCGTCCAGGCTGAATGCCGGGATGTGCAGCATGTTCTGCCGCTCGATCTGACGGCGAGCGCCTTTGCGAGGGCGGAACCAGTAACTGACCCGGCCGTCATCATCCAGATCGAGATCCACACGACCCGGCAAGAGGAAATCCAGCGCAATGATGCGCGAGCCGCTCCGGTGGATCTCTGCATAGGCGTTGCCGCGCAGCAGCATCGAGGCCACCATCGCCTGCCAGAACTGGAAAGCGGTCATGTCCTCGTTCGGGCTGGTGTGCACAACGTCGTACAGCCCGAAATCCCGGGCGTCCTTGCGCCCACCGTCGGCCTCGCGCCGATAGACCCCCATCGGCAGGCCAGCCACTGAGGTCGAGATGATACGAACACAGGACCACACCGCCGAGAGCTGCATGGCGTTGTCGACGGTGACGCGCTTGCCTGAACTGGACTGGCCACCCAGAAACTGCCCCCAGAACCCGCCGTCGCTTAGTTTGATGGACTTGCCAACCCATTCGCCTAACGAAGCGCGCGGCTTGCTGGCAGCACGGCCCAGCACGACCGATAAGGATCTAGTCACCGGTCAGCCCCTTTCGCACGAATCCAGCAATGAGTAGTAATGCGCCCCCGCCTGCCAGCAATGACCAGCCCAGGCCGAGCAGGACGTACACCCCGGCAACAGCGAGCGCGAAGCCGCAGAGCGCGGTAGCGATGAAGAAGTACAGTGGATTCATACGATGATCGGGTTCCTGATGGCGGCCATGAAGTCGTCATTACCCCGTCCTTCGGGGTTCAAGGAAATCAGGGTCACTGCGTTAAAAAGGGCCATCAATGGATCGATCTTTGCCGACCCGCTGGCTTGCTTGGTGATCAGGATGGAGTTCGCGCGAGGCTCGACCTTCGCGTTACCCACGCACCAGGCCATCATTGGCTGGCCGCCGTGTTTCATCCCGCCCTCTGCCAGTTTGCGTTCAGCTGTCTTGATAGCCCCGCCAAGCTTCCAGCCCTGGCTGATGGCCGCGATCTTCTCTGGCGGAATATCGCGCTCGATCATCGCGTCGTAAATCGCACCGATGCCGACCGGGTCACAACCGACCTTGTCGAGCAGGCCGGAGGCTTCAATCTGTTCGACAAGATCGGCAACGTCGTTCACGTCGTCACCGATGCGAACCGACAGCGTCAGGTCGCCTTGTTTCTCAAAGTCGTGGAAGCGCGGGGCTTCTGCTTTGCGACGTTCCAGAACCGAGGGGTGGGCCCAGGCATGCGTCCAGATCAGCCAGTCGCGGGTGCGCTTGTCCCGGCCCACCGCAGCGAAACCGAGCAAGTCGTCCAGGCCGCCGCCATCGATGCCGACATCGATCACTTCCGACATCGAAATCAGCATGTCCAGGGTCAGCACGGGTACGGCTGACGCTTCCCAGAAGTCTGCGCCAGCCCAGCGGTCCGAGCGCAGCGCCAAGCCGATTTCCACGTTCAGGTGCTTGGACATGAAACCAAGCACTTCAGCCTCACCCGCTTCCTCGGCCTTTTTCATCTCCCGGATCAGGAATTTCTCGCTGACCGAGTAACCCATGTTCGGGTTGGTGATGTAAAAATTTTCGGGGTTGCGGTGCTCGTTGGCCTTGAGGATGTGCTGCGGAAACTCGTAGATCACCGGCAGGAAGTTAGGATCAATGATCGTCCCATCTCGGACGCCGCGGGCATACTGCAACTTCTCGCGAAAAACACCGGCAGGTGGCTGGTCAGACTGCGTGGTCAGGTAGATGACGAAGCCTTCTGGCCGCGAAGCCAGACCACCGGTAGCCTCGCGCAGCATATTCGCGGCATGCGGGTTCTTGCCAAACAGATGGAGCTCGTCCACCAGGACCACTGCGGCCTTCTTGCCTCCGACGGTGTTCTGGTCAGCGGCCACCACTTTCAGGGTCGCACCAGACTCCCGGTGTGTGATCGTCCGCAGGTGGTCCTGCACGTGCAACAACGCCGCCAGTTCTTCGTCGTGCTTCACCATGTCCCGGGCCGGCGCATAGGCGTTGTTCGCCACCTCGATTGTCGGCGCCAGAATGATGAACTCTGCAGACTGCCGCCAGTTGCGGATCAGCACGGTCAGCATGATCGCCGCGGCGATGGTGCTTTTTGCGTTCTTCTTACTGATGAGGAGAAAGAATTCTTGAATCAGTCGCTCGCCGGTATCGGAGTTGTAAGCACCGAAGATGGCTCCCGCCAGATCGGTGATCCATGGCGCGCAGGATTCGCCTATCAGCGGGCTGCCGGGTGCGTCGACAATCCGAAGATCGTTCAGGACCTCCATGCACGCCCGCGCCCCGTCCGGGAACAGTGGAGGAAATGGAACCAGCGACTGACGATTTACAATCCTCGTCTCCCAGTCCGGGCACGAAGTGTCCCAGACGGGTTCGTTCATTTATTTCACCGCTCGCAAATGGCTTAGGGGTGGAGGTGCAGCACCGAACCTACCTTTAGCGGCTTTCTTGGCGGCGTTCTCCTTTTCCTCTTTCTTGCCGCCCTCGCCTTTGCGCGGATGAATGAACGGCATCAAGGCCTTCGCTGCGTCGACGCGCAGCTTCGAGTCGGTTTCGAAGTCATTCATCGTCGCAAGTAGAAACTCTTTGGGATCTGAGAAGCGCATGGCTTTACCCAGGTCGAAGCCTGCGTCGCCATGGACTTCTTCTGCATCCTCGGTAGGAGGAACCGCGATCCCCTTCGATTTTGGTGGCGCGTCCCCTTTAACAAATTTGTTAACTTTTTTGTTAACGGTTGGGGCAGCGAGCGCCGCTATAACGAACTTGTCTTTTGCCAGTCGTGCCCCTGCCTGCGCAGCGCTGGAAGCCGCGTATCCTGCGGCTATCGCTGCATCTTTATTGGACGCACCTGCCCTCTTCGCAGAGACGAATGCCTGCTTTTTCGGGGTCAGAGCCATTTAACAAAAAACCTGTGAGGGGGAAAAAATCTCTGCGTGCGGTCGGGGGCGGTGTCCGTAGCGAAAGGCCCCACGGTTTCGACCCGCCCCACCGGGGCACTGACGTGCTGCACCAGATCGGTGCGAAATCAACGAAGTAGCACGTCGATGGCGTGCTTCTACCAGCCCCCGCCCTGAGCTGCCTCTATGGCCGTCTTCGCCTTGTGGCATGGCACGCACAGCGCCTGAAGATTTGCATCATCGTCGCTTCCGCCTTGAGCGATGTTGACGATGTGATCGACTTCAAGGTCGAGCGTAACGATGCTGCAGGCTTGGCAGGTGTACTTGTCGCGCAGCAGGATCGATTCACGCTTGCGGCGCCACGGACGCCCGCCACGACCTGAGCCCCACCTGCCTTCCGCTTCAGGGGCAACCGGCGTTGCGTATTGCCGTTCTTCTGCCTGCTTCATCCGAGGCTTAAGCGCGGTGAGCCTGGACATGTTTCACGCCTCGATGGCGAGACGGAGCATCGCCATGAGGGCGCCGAGCATCGCCTTGTCTGACTGCTTGGCAATGGCAATCACGTCGGCCTCGGCCTTCGCGACTTCCGCCTGATCCTCTGCGGACATCTCGCTGACCATGCCTTTCAACTGGTAATACTCAGCCTTGTCATTCATGGGCTTCACTCAACTGTGCAGTTCGGCCAGATGCACCGAGCCACGGCCAGCGCACCGGCGTGGTCGTGGTCTTCCTGCATGATCATGGGGAATGGTGGATAGCCCGGCACGGTGACGTACCAGGACTTCTTCACTTACTTTTACTGCGTTGGATCTGCGCGTCGACCTGGTCGGCACACGTGTCGAGCAGGTTGATGGCCCGATCCTTCAGTGCCCAGAGATCCCCATTCAGCGCCAGGTCATCGTCACTAGTGCTGATGCGTTCGCACGGGACCAGCTCAGGGGGCTCGAGCCTTACCGTTGTTGTCTTTACCGGCGCGGCCTGGCTTCCCGCGCAGGCCGTCAGGCAAAGGCTGAGCAGCCCAATCACGAACAGGCTTGCTGGTGCGCTTGAGTTGTTCAAAGTCTTTCCTCGCCTGCAGGGCTTTCTGTTCGCTGGCCTTGAGCCGGTTGTTTAGGTCTGCCTGGTACGCGGCATTGCGCGCTGCTTCAGCGCGCAGCGTGGTGATCGTGGCCTGGCTTTCAAGGTTT